TCAGGTGCTGCGAAGTAGCCAAGCGGCCTCTGCTTCTCGCCGCTTTACAAGCCCTGGCAGCACCCTGCCGCCGCCATAGACCCAGCGTCGCAGCTCCGTTGCGGCGGCAGCCCAGTCCCGCTGATTGATGCGCCGCCGTAGCGTCGACGTCTGCAGCCGCCCTGCGCCAAGGTTGAAGGTGAAGTCCACGATGGCTGCGAGCCGCTCCTCAAGCTCAGTGGCTAGCACTGGGCAGTAACGCAGTGTGGCGGCGAGCGCTGTTTGCAGGTCGCTGGCCAGATAGACCTCTGCTTCGGCCTCGGTGATCGGCGGGTGCGTCGGCTCGCACAGATGACCGTAGCCAATCGTCCAGTAGCCCGCTGGGCAGATGTACGGATGCGCGCGTCCAGGATCGACCTTCGGTACCAGATGGAACCCTTCGAAGCGCTTGGCTAGCTCGATGGCCGTTTTCGGCACCCCGGTCACGAGCGCACCCGGTCGAACACTCGCCCGAGGAACCAGAAGTTCAGCACACCAGCCCACAGCGCCTGATCGGCTTCCGTCCAGGCGTGCAGGATGGCCGTGCCCCAGCCAGCGCCAGCGGTCACGGCAGCCGCAAATGCCGCCGTCTTGGCAGCGCAGTACAGGGCCATGAACCAGTAGGTGATCACCGGTCGCACGCTGACCGACAAGGCGTCTGCCCAGCGCACGCCGGTCTTTTCGCCTTGGGTGCGGACGGCTTCGCGCAGCGCATCGACGGCACCAACGTTCCAGGCAGCTTCAGCACTAGCGCCGATCTCGGCCATCCGCTGCGCACCGCGAATCTTCTCGAACTCCAGCGCCTTGTCCTGCATCGCCAGTTCGTGGCTGCGTTCGCCGTTGCGGTCGAGCCACTTGAGGATTTCGGGCGCAAGACGGAAGGCCCCGCCCAGGAGGCCACCGAGGAGGGTTTCGATCATTGGGTACCTCCCATCAGCTTGAGCTTGATGGCGGCACCGACCAGCAATGCGGCCAGGATGCCAGTGGTGGCAACCTTGATGGTCGTCTGCCAAGCCGTGCGGCGGGCGTCGCGCCAAGCTTCCAGCAGATCGCGCAGCTCCCGGATGTCGCGGGCGGCGTGGCCGTTCTCCAATCCAAGATGGGCGAGACAACGCTCGGCACCACGTTCGGCGGCACGGTCGAGCAGATCGTCGAAGTCCTCCTTGCGAAGCAGCAGCATGTTCTCGACAAGTGCAGGTTGTTGTTCAGGTTCGGTCATTTGCTTTCTCCAGAAATGCGAAACCCGCCCGATGCGTGAGCATCAGGGCGGGTCTCAGGGTTGAATCAGTTGGGCTTCAGATCTCGATGACTTCCAGCGTCAGGCTGGGGGCAATGCCTTCGATGGCGTCGTCGCGCACGAACACCTTCTGGCCGATGGCCGCAGAGCCCCGCGCCTTGATTCGGCCACCACCGGGCAATGCGACCGTGACCACGCCGGAGCCGACGTCGATCACGGTGCCCGCCTGCAGCGGCGGGTCGGGGATCAGTTGGCGAAACTGCTCGTAGAGGTTATGCATAGGCCTGCACTCCCAGCGTCTGCCAGACCTCAGGCATCCCGGCTTCCACCCGGGTCGCGCGGACGATGCCGAGCCGAGTGATGCTGCCGTCCTGGTACTCCACGAACGCACCGGGCTCGATGATCCCGGTCTCGGCAAGCACCGGCAGGCGCAGGCTGACCTCGAGCTGGTGACCGGTGTCGGCCAGCACGGCGATGCCACGCTGACGCGCGGCGGCGGCCTCGGTGATCAGCGGATCAACGACCATCGGTGCCAGCACATCTCCGGCAGTCCCGGCACGGGTCACTTGCCCGAGCACGCCGACGTCCTGCCCAGAAACGAACACGCGGTTGTACGCAGGCTTTTCCAGCCAGCGCAGCGACTCACGGGCGACGGCATCGACCGGCAACACGAAGTCGGGCGTGACCGTGCTCCATTCCCAAGGGGCTACCGGGTAGCGATGACGCACACGGATGCTCTGAGCCGAGGGATGCGGAATCAAGTAGCCACCTGCAGCACCGGCAATGGCGGTCAGTGCGTCGATCCACGATCCCTGCTGAGCGAACGCATTGGCGGGGACGTTCCAGTCCGTCAGGCCCCAATCGACCGCCCAGCCCAGCGGGATGCCGTTTACCGTGAGCACGTCGTCCATCAACTGCCGTGCGGTTCGGCCCTCGGTGTTCGAGAACGTCATCACCGGCGCGTAAGGCGCGGCCAGAACAGCGTTGCGCCCTCGTCCGGAGATGCGGATGCTGGCGTCACCGAAGATGCGTTCGCGGCTGATGCTCTCGGCCAGCACGCGAAACGGGGTACCGTTGACGCTGGCCACGAGTTCGACGGGTCCGGAAGCGCTGCCCGCGACCAGTGCCTCGGCTTTCGCAGGCAGCACCGCATCGAAGCCCCACGCCCATGACGATGCATCGAGCGACAGCGAGAGATTGAACACCGGCACCGGCGCGCCATCCGACACGCGGTACAGGGTCACGTTGTTGATCACGAAGTACACCCTCCGAACTGGAACGACCACCGGCTCCCCATCGGGAGGCGGTGGGTTGATGTGGTTTTCACAAACGAACAGCAGGTGGCTGCCTGCCGGTACCAGTGCGGCAAACAGCAGATGCGCGTTCGGCGTATAGCAAGGCTGCGGTGCGGGCGGCTCTGGGATCACCCAGGTGCTGATTCCCGGCGGTGGCGGCACGGCGTCCTGATACCGGCCACGCCATCCTTTGAATAACGGGCTGGCACTCTGAAAATCACTCCCCTGGCTCTGGGTGAGCAGCCGTGCAATCTGCCAAAAGCTCACCCGCCCCGCGCGCTTGGTGCGATCACCGTCCTGATGCTGGAACCGCGTGGCATTCCGCAGAGGGCGTGCGTTCTGGAACAGACCGCGTTGGGCCGCCGCAAAACGCGTGGCGTCCTGGTGCGCAAACCACGTCGAGTCCTGTAGCCGGGTCGCCTCCTGGTGGCGAGCGCCTCGTTGCTCGGGCGCTGCCGCCAGCACCGGCGGCAACCTGTGCTCGATGCCTTGAGGAACACCCAAGGTGCGTCGCCAGAACGTGTCCCAGCCTGCGGGTGTAGCGGCAGCGTCCTGCTGGCCCTGCGTGGCACCGTCCTCGGTCTGTCTCGCCAATTGCCAAGGTTGAGCGGTCTGGCCCACCGTCGGTCGCTGGGTGCGCGAGTAGTACCTGACCTCGCCGGAGAACACGACACCGGGAAGACTTGCACCGGCCACGTCCAAGGGCACGCTCGGACGCAGCAACAGCGTGGTCACCGTCAATGCAGGTAGCTCGGCCAGCAGTTCGGCCCGCGCTGGCGGGATGAACTTGATCGCCACGACCGGCAACGGCAGGCTGGCCAGCACCAGGACGTCGTCGCGCGGCGCGATGTAGTTGGCCCCGAACACCAAATTGGCGTCGGTTGCTGCGGGTTGGTCGAACAGCAGGTCGACCAGTGGTGGCCCGATCTGAATGCTGACTCCGGGCACTGGCAAAGTGGCGGCCAGCGTCAGTTCGCTGGGTGCGCTTGGCACGGCCTACCCCAGAATCGCAGACACCATCCGGGCATCGCCACCCAGATAGAGATTGGTGCTGGCCAGCTTCACGTCACCGCTGCCGTCGGTGCCGCTGCAGTCCAGATCCAGGGCGGTCACCTCATTGCCGTTGACCAGCCGCGCCCAGGTAGCGACGCCGGTCGTCGTGATCAGCCCGTCCTCCTGCTGCGTCAGCGTCAGGAGTCCGCCTGAAATCGTGCCTGCGGGCTTGGTGAGTCTGATCTCGACCAGCATCGCGCTCGCAGGCGTCGTCACCGGGGTGGCGGGTCGCGTACCGCCGTAGATGCGCAGACGCGCCGGGTTGCTGCCTGCATCCAGGAATGCCAGGGTGCCTGCCAGCCGCGCCTCGTTGTGTTCGACAGTGATGGCGACGGTCACGGCATCATCTCCGGGCGTAGGTTGTCCGCAATCACGGCGCGGTACATCTGCTTGTAGTCGTAGCTGACCACGGTGTATCTCTGAGACGGGTCGATCAACTCGAACAGGTACGCACCGGTAGCGTCGCTCCAGGTTTCGGCCACCAGAACGCGGGCGTTCTCGCTGATGAGCTGGACTCGCCGCACCAGCGGTTGGTCGGGCTGCCCCTTCTCCTTGACCGTCCCGGCGATGAAGCCGTGGCCGCTGAAGTGGATGTCCTTGCGACCGTTCGGAATCGGGTGGAAGTGCCAGTCGTAGCCGCCACCTCGGTTCCACAGCTCAGAGTTGGGGCTGTTCATTCGCATCAGGTCGCAATCGGCATTGACGCCGATGTTGGCGGCGGGATCGGGCAACACCGAGGTCGATCCACCGGCCAGCGGAAGCAGGTCATCGGCAGCGTTCACGCTGACGGTTGCGGGAAATGCGGGCAGACCTGACGGCGTATCACCCTCAATGGCGTGGACGCGCGCCGTGGCCCCATACAGGAACACGCCCGGGATCAGCTTGCCCCGGTACACGGCATCCCCGACTTGGAACATCAGCACCCCACCGGCCTTGAACTGGATCAGACGGGCCCAGGGCACGCCATTGGCGTCGAAGGCACCGACGATGACCTCGCAGCGCAGGGTCAATCGCTGGCCGACGTTGAAGGTCGGAGCCACATCGGCAACACCAGCGACGGGCTTGGCTCCCTCGTTGATGCTGCCCGATACCGCCGCGCCGTCACCGAAGCCGCTGTTCCAGCGCGACACGCTCCACGAACCGTCCAGATGCGCAAACCGGTAGCCTTCGGAGCCATTGCCGGTGGTCATCCACAGGCCGATGTGTTTGCGGGCGCTCGGGTCGGTCAGCAACTCGACATCGGCCTCGAACCAGAAATCACCGTGGGCGGTTTCGTTGAAGCGCAGGATGGACTGACTGTTGGGGGCCGAGATGTCGATGGACTGCTGCACGCTGTTGTGCGTCGCGGACATTCCACCGAGGACTGCGGTGTAGCCGGTGGCAGGAGCCGTGGCGAAGGTTTCGCTCAGCGGGTAGCTCATGGCTTACCTCCACGGCCCGGTGATGTCGAACGCGATCTGCGCGCCTTCGGTTTCCGAGCTGTACTGCGTCCTGACCAGCAGGAAGCGCTTGCCCGCCTGACCGACCACGTTATCCACGATGGTCTGATCGCTGTAGGGCCGGTCTTGCGGCATCCACAGCATCCCGGGCAGGATGCCGCGCATATGGCCGTCCTCCTGCCGCACGTAAGTGGGCAGCAGCCACAAGCTGTAGTCGGCTCCGTTCGGAAACGGCGTCGGGCCTCGGCCGCAGATCTGCTGGCCGTTGTTCGTGTTCAGGGAAGTCAGCCCGAAGCGAACCGGGTTGCCGAGCTGGGTGTGATTGCGCAGCAGGACTTTGCCCGTGAAGTCCAGGGACGAAACCAGCCCGTAGCCGTTGTACTGCCCCGGGTAGCTCGAATAGCCGCTGCTGCTGTTGCTCCAATAGACGTCTTCAGCGCAGAGCACGGTGCAATAGTTGTCGCCGGGCTTGAAGCTGCTGATGTCGCCGAAGCAATACGAGCTGCGCCCGTACCAGCCGTATCCGGCAGCATTGGTGCAGAACAAGAAGAACAGTCGGTCATCGCCGATGAGCACCCAGTTGCGGTTGCCCCCGCCGCTGTCACCAGAGTTGTCGTAACCGCTGGTGCGGCCGTGGTACCACTTGTACCAACCCCACTGTCCAGCTTGAACTTGCTTCCAGTTCTGCGTCGGGTTGTTCGGGTCGTAGGGGGCCTGTGCGCCGACGATGGTGTCGATGTCCGACAGGTCTTCCACGATCCCAACATTCGCCCACTTGGCCCAGGTGGTCGTGTAACCCGGCGTCTTGAGACTGTCGTCGATCAGCAGGATGTTCTGCGGTGACTGCGGGTTCTTGCTGCGGTAGGCGGCCTTGCCCGTCCCCGCGAAAGGTTTCTCCCAGCCCAGCGGAGCCACCTTGGCGCTCAGGTTCGTGGTGGTCGTTGCTGGAGACACCGGCGTGCCCGTCACCGCGTAGGTGAAGGCGGTCGTGGTGGTCGTCAGCACGCGAAACGAACCGTTGTACTCTGGCTGATCGGCTCCAGCGATCTCGACCACCTGAAAAGGCCGATAGGCGTGCCCAGTAGAAATGGTGGCCGTGGCAATGCCATCAGCGAAGGTCAACGTGTCGATGGCCTTCAGCGCGAAGCCGTTGACGAGGCAGGCATCGAGCATCGTCACCAGATCGCCCCAGTTGTTGGAGATCTGTGGTGCGCCGGTCATGCCGCTGTTGAAGTATTTGACGGTCAGGTCGGTCATTTCATTGGTTCCTGTCTACGAATTCAGGGTGTGTCCACGTCGCCGCGAATCAGCAACGTGAAGTTGTCGTCGGGCACGGACTCCGGCCCCTGCTGGACGGTGCGCACCACCCAGACCGGGAATTGCGCGCCGATGGTGTTGAAGCGCAGCACGTTGCCGGTGGCCCAGCCATTGCCCCAGCCGAGCGCGGGCAGATGGAAGTACGGCACGCCGGTCGCCGGGTTGTTGGGCGCGCAATCCACACTGGTGTTGCCCGTGGCGATCACGCCGACGTTCTCGCCGATGACTTCGAACGAGGTGCTGTTGGTCAGGCGCACGATCCAACGCTCGGTCAGTGCCCCCCGGTTCGTCACGCGGATCGGGTACTGCGTGTTGTTGAAGGTCGCTGTTGCGGAACTGCCCGACAAGGCATCCGACCACGCGCCGTTCCAAGTCGACTGGTCGAACACCAGATTCACGCGGGCAAACAGGTCACCGGCCACCAGGGCGCTGGAGACGTGACTCCCCAGCGGATATTCGTGCGTCAGGGCACGCGTGAAACTGATCTCGCCGCTGATCTGCACATCCCGCACCACGGCCATGTCCTCGATGCGGTGCTCGATGGTCACGGGCTGGCTGTAGCCCGACACGTTGATGAAGGTGACGGTGCCCGCTTCCAGATCGGTGGAGTACCCGGTGTTGATCACCGCTCCGTCGTGGCCGACGACGCGCACGCGCGACAGGCGCACCCGCGCGCAGTTGATGGTCTGGCCGTTGCTGACCGAGGTGGTGATCTTGCCGGTGTGGCCCACCACGGCGAAGCCACCCGGGCGAAAGATCGGAACGCGCCCATCGCTGGGCAGGCGCACCGGATCGATGCCAAGCAAATCAGCGTCCAGCGGCAGATAGCTGTAGGCCACAGCGCTGTAGCGCACGCTGGATGCAGCCACTGGCTCGGGTCGGAAGATCTTGCCGTCCGTGCCCACCCGGTCGGCGGCGTACCAAGGCTGGCTCTCGTTCCCTGCCGCCGTGACCATCGTTCCGAAGCGAACGCGCACCAGACCGGTCTCGTAGTCGACGCTGCCGCTGATGCCGGTTGCCTCGATCTTGCCGTCAATTCCGGCCGTCACGTTTTGCGTGCCACCGACCGCGCGGGCGTACTGGATCGACAGCGACCCAGGACGAAGCGGTGCCGCGCCAGTTCGGAACACGAACTCGCTGGAGATGTTCTCGCCGACCGTGGTCACGCAACTGGCTCGCGTGATCGCGTTGTTCGTGCCCGCCGTCCAGGACGTCAGCGCCACGTCCCCGGATAGGTAGTTGATCGTGCCGCGCGTGACCCAGCCACTGGTGGTGAACTCCCGCAGGGTGCCCTGGCCGTTGTCGCCCCAAGGCTGCGCGCCACTGATGGAGAGAAGCACCGTGCCCGTCACCACCTGGGCATTCACCCCCGGCACCAGCTTGAAGGCCGGTAGGAACTGGAAGGTCTCCGAGTGGTTGCTGGTGGAGCCCGGGCTGTTGTAGCGCAGCTTCACGTAGCCCGACTCGTCGTTCGGGTAGAGCGACGGCGCGGCGACATAGGAGATGCCACCGTAGTTCAGTCGCCAGCGTCCGATGCCCGCGATGGCGACAGCGGTGTAGTTCGGGCGCGGAATCAGGATGCTGACGTCCGGATTGAACACCACCGCGCCGGTCGCGTAGTTCACCGTGCCGATGCTCGCGCCATTAAGGACGACGTTGCCACTGCCATCATCGCGGGCGATCTGGGTCGGGTCGCGCCACGCGAAAGCCACGCCCATCTCCATCAACTGCTGGAAGGTGTACGCGCCCAGCACCGATGTGTCGGTCAGCGTGTTCCACTCGACCTCCAACGACCCGGGCTCAATGGCCCCAAGGGTCGCGGTGACGGGCAGCGTGCCCGTGCCATTGCGCGAGGGGTGCGCGAACGAGTCCTCCTGCTTTGGGCCCGCGACGTAGCTCACGGTGAGTTGCGTGCCCACCGCTGGCAGCACATTGGGCGCGAAGTCCACGCGGTTCTGCGCCACGCTCAGACTGCCCGTGGCAGCACCCGACAGCGCGCCCGACGTGGCCGCCGTTGCGGTCTTGGTGCCGCCGTACTCCCAAGCCACGGTGAGCGACCCGGGTTGCACCGCCGTCCCTACAGGTGGGTTCAATGTCAGGCTCTGGGCGGCCTTCAGGGTGGTGGACGGCTGCTGCGTCTCCTGCGTCGGCACGTTCCAGGTCAGCCCGAGCGAACTGCCGACGTCGGGCAATGCGCCCAAGGTGACGACGAACGCGCCGGTGTTCCGGTTGAAGGTGCCCGCGCCGTAGCTGGCGTCCAGGCCCTTGAGCGAACCGTTGCCACTGTCGGACAGCACATACCAGCGCCCTTGGGCCATGTAGCTGATCGACAGCGTGCCGGGCTGCGGCACCGGGCTGACCGTGCCCACGTAGGACTGGCTGCGCGACTCGGGCGTGACCGGGATCTCCGCGCTCTGCGGCGCACGCAGAATTTGCGCGGCTGGCGTGTAGGTGACCGCCTTTGTATTCGACATCGTCCCCGAGTTCAGGGTCAGGATGCCATTGGCGTAATCGATGGTTCCGACCGTCCCGCTGGCGGTCTTGAGCAGGCCAGCATCGTCAAAGATCGTGATGCCGTCCGTGCCGATGGTCAGTGACCCTGGCAAGCAACCGCCCGGCAGATTGAATTTGATGCTGGTCGTCCATGCGTGGCTGGCCGTGTAGCTCACCGCGACGGCCCCTGGTACTGGCAGTCCAGCTGCCGCATACGGCGGCACGAAGGAAATGGGCGTCTCGGTCTGCGCGCTCGGCACCAACTGCGTGTAGATCGAGGTGCCCTTGATCGTGAAGTCGCCGACGGCGGCGGCTTGCGTCAGCGGTACTACCCCGACGTAGGTTCCGGCGTCCGCCACGACCGTGTCGCGCGTCTTGGTGCTATTCGCGGCGCGAGTAAACGTGCGACTAGCGGGCGAGCCGGTGAAGTCGTAGCGCAGAGCGTCGCTGATGTCGACCGTGACGATACTGGCCTTGTAGTCCTTGTCACCGTCGTAGGTGAAGGTGCGCTCGACGACAGACACCGAGGTGGCCCGGATGTACTGCTCCTTCTGGGTGCCCAGCCCCTCGTTCTCGATCAAGACCAGCGTCTGGCCGACATTGGGAACGGTGTCGGTGGTGCGCTGGAAAAGCTGAATGACGCGCTGGCCCGCGATGTGGTTCTCGAACAGGTAGCCCGCCCACTCCGGGCCCTTGTTGAGGTAAGCCTCGATGCGGACTTGCGCCTGCTCGCGGGTGTCGAAGGTTTTCTCGGTGCTGAACAGGGTGACGCTGACGCGGGCATCCTGCGGCGGCTCGGCCACGATCACGTTGGTACCGAAGTAGGTGTCGGTGTCGTCGGTCTGCACCGAGACAAAGGACTTGCGCAGGTTGACCCGGCCTCCGGCGCGGTCCAGTTCCGAGATGTCAGGGAAGATGGCGTTCGAGACGCCATCGGCGATGGTGTTGCCCGTGGGCGCGCCACCGCCCTCGGGCACGTCCGCCATCACGGCGGACTTCAGCAGTTTCACGTCGCCGGATTGGATCGGCATTTCAGATCTCCAGGAATCGAAGGGTCAGGCGATAGAAATCGGAATCGGCCCGCGCCGGGATACCCAGCACGGGTTCGGCTTCGATGGCCGTTTCTGCGTGGCGGAAGGCCACGGTGAACGTGCGGCCATCGTTGAAGCTCAGGACGAAGCGGCCTGTGGCATTGCCGACGGGAATTGCTGCCCACGCACGCAACTGCTCGACCGTGGCGCGCGTGACCCAGGCCATATCGGGTGCGCCCACCAGCGTGATGGGACGACCGGCTTGCCGGGTGGCAGACTGGATCAGCAAGGCTCCGGTGATGAGGTAGGACGTGGACGCCACGGCGGGCGACCACGCGTGCTCATCACTCCACAGCAAATCGTCAGGCAATGGCAAAGCCACCCCGGCATCGAGGTTCGTCAGTTGCATCGGGATTCCTTCAGGCAGAGAAACAGGAGCGCACGGTCAAGCCGTGCGGGCACGGGCAGCGTCCAGCAGTTGCAGCAGACGAGACTCGTCTCGTCCGTCGACGGTGGCGTTGACCTTCTGCTGCCCCGAGGACAGTTCCACGCGCACCGTGCGGCTGGGCCCGGCATCGGTTGCCAACACCGGACGGGCCAGCCGCGACCCGCTGGGTTGCACCAGCCCACCCGTGGCGAAGCCCTGGACACCCGCAAGCGCCCGACCGGCGAGGGCTTGCGCCGGGGCAGACAGGTTGTTGATCGCTTCGAAGAAGCCAGCGCCGTAACGGGACACTGCGTCCCTGTTCACCACGAACTCACCCGGGGTCAGCATCGCCGGGACGGTGTCGGACTTGGCCATGCCACCGCGACGGTAGAACTCGCCCTGGTTCTGCTCCATATAGTCGATCAGCTCGCGCTCCAGGTCTTTGCCCCAGAGCAGCGGCTGGGCCATTGCCTGCCGCCACGTCTGCTTGATGCGCTCCAGGTTCTGGCGCTCGTTGCCGGTGAGCGTCTTGCGGCTGATGAAGTCCTCCAGCGCCCGCCGATCCTGCTGGGCCTGCTTCCCGTAGCTCTCCATCGTCTTGCTGCGCATATCCAGACTGACCGAGGCACCGTAGTTCCACTGGAGCCAGTTGGTGTATTCGTTCATCCCCTGCAGGCCGAGATCGATCATCTTCATCGCCTCGACCGCCTCCCGGTTCTTTTTTGGGGTGCTGGGCTGGCCATCAGCGCCATTGCCTGTAGGGCGTTTGCCACCCCCAAGCATCACTGCGCCGCCGGTTGCGAAACGTGCGACGCCGTTGGCCAGACGCGAGAGCGCACCGCCGCCGTACTTCTGCACCGCCGCCTTGCGAATCACGAAGGCACCGGCCTCCAAGGTTCGCGGCACCGTGTCGTGGTGGCCTGAACCGGGAACCGATCCGCCACTCATTCGAGGAAAGGCTGGGGCAACAGCACCGCCGTCAGCAAAGCGGCGCACGCCACCGCCCACCAACCCACCAGTTGCGTTTGCCTCCACCTTGCGCACGTAGATCGTGTGCGTGCTCGAGGTGTTGGCCCCGTTGAGACTCATGATTTCGGCGCGGGCCGCATCGGCGTTGGTGCTGACCTGATGCCGGGACTCGGTCTGGATACGATCCAGCGCCTTGATCATCCCCTCGACGTTGGTGATCGCGGCCTGCGCCTTCTCGGTCGCCACCTTCAGTTCGAACTGTGAGTTCTGGTCGGCGTAGGTCTTGAGCTTGTCCAGCGCCTCCTTGGCCTTGGAAACATCGGCATCGACCGGCAGCGTCTTGCCCTCTTTGAGCAGCTGCTCGTACTGCTGTAGCTTCTTCTCTGCCTCCTGCAAGTCGGCCTGAATCTTGAGCAGGTACTCCTTCTCGGCGATGGCCTTGTCGAGGTCAGCAATAGCTTTGTCGAAGCGCGTCGTGTCGGCATCCAGCGTGACCTTCAGACCGTCTTTCAGCTTGGCTGTGATCTGATCGATCTGGTTTTCGGTCTGGGTGAGGGTCTGCTGGATCTGGTCGCGCGCGGTCAATGCCGACTGCGCGGCGGTCTGGTGCGCCTTGGCTTCTGCATCCAGGGTCTTGTTGAGAATCTCCTCCGATTCCCGGATGCGCTGGATGGCTTGATTGACGCCATCCTTGCCCTGTGCGATCTGTGTGTCGGCATCCTTGGTCTTCTGGGCCAGTTCGGCGCGCAACGCGTCTGCTTGGCGCATCAGGGCTTCGGCTTGCGCATATTCCTGCTTGCGGTAGGCATCGCGGGACTGCGATTCCAGTTGGGTGACCGTTGATGCCGCCTGCTCGGACTGCTTGCGGGCGTCCTCACCGCGCTTGGCTTCACTGGTTTGCGAGCTGGCCACCTGCGAGGCCAAGTCCATCGCCTTCTGGGCCAGTTGCCGCGCCTGCTCGAACTCGCCATTGGCCAGCGCCTCGCGGGCCTTCCCCTGGTACTCGGCGATTTGACGCTTGCGGTCTTCCGTGGCCTCGAAGTCGGTCATGCCCTGACGACGGATGTCGCGGACACGTTCCTCCGTCGTCATCGAGAGCTGGCGCTTCTCTTCCTCGATGCGTTTGATCTCGGCCAGATGCCGGTTGGCCTCGGCGTTGAGCGCGTCGATGTGCTGCCGGTACTCGGCCAGCGCCTGCGTCATCGTCTGGCGTTTGGTGGCCAGGATGTCGTTTTCAACCCGCTGGACGTTGGCGCGGCGCTCTTCTTCCGTCTGGCCCTGGCGGCGGGCCGACTCGATCCGGGCTTTCGACTCATCGTCAATGAGCTTCAGCGTGTCTGTCGTGGACTGCCGCCGCAACGTGGTCTGCTGCGTCAGCGCATCGGTCAGCAACTGCGTCGACTTGGTGATCAGCGCCGCTTCGGACTGCTTGGATGTCGTAAGCAGAGACTGTTCCTGCTGATAGCGCGCCTTGACCGCTTCGATCTGCCGCAGCAGGTTGGCCTCAACGATAGACGTCAGGCCCTTGTAGGCATCGGCCATTTTGGCGGTGGCGTCATTGACCGTCTGATTGGCCTTGCCGACGGCCTGCTCGACTTCACCGAGGCGAGATTTCAGCTTCTCCAGAGCGCTGTGGACGGCCTCGATGCCGCGACCGACCGCCTCCTGCGTGCCCTGGCGCACAGCCTCCAGACGCTTGGCGATTTCCTCGGCAGCCGTCGCGGCGGTATTCATCGCGCCCTTGGCAGCATCCGCCCCCTTGGTCGCGTCGGCATACATCTGCGCGAAGATCTGGTTAATTTCCGCAAGCCGTGCCTGATGGCGCTTGGTGGCCTCGGCAATCGTGTCCGACGTGAAGATGGCGGCGAAGGCTTCCCAGCGGTAGCGCAGCTGCTCAACCGCCTTGACCAGCATCTCGACCATGAAGATGCCCGCCTTGCGGACGATCTCGAATTTCTCCGACAGCCACGTGCCGATCTCCCAGCCGACCAGGAAGGCACCCAGCACAGCGAATGCCGTCTTGAGCACGCCGACGCTGGCCACGGCGGCCGACACCGACAGATTCGCCGTCGTCCACGCCGCAGCGGTGGCACTGGCGGCGGTGACGGCCGCCGCACCGGCGATCTGCCACGCCGTGATCAGCGCCGGGATCAGGCGGTAGATCAGCACGGCCAGCCCGACTTCGGCGATGCGCTTGAGCCACTGCATCACCGTGTCGAGGTTGTTGGCAAGAAAGGTCAGCGCCTCGGCCAGCTTCTTGGTCAGGCCCGTCGATTCATCGACCCGGTTGATCCACTGCCCGAAGGCATTGCGCAGCCGCTCGAAGGCCTGGCTCACCGTCTGCGGCAGTTGGGCGTATTCGCTGGCCAGCTTGTCCTTCTGGCTCATCAGCGCGTTGACCACCACGTCAGCAGTCAGGCGGCCTTCTTCGGCCAGCTTGCGCAGCCGCCCGATGGGCACGTTCAGACCATCGGCCAGGGCCTGCGCCAGACGGGGGCTGTTCTCGACGACGGAGTTGAATTCCTCGCCCCGCAGCACCCCGGAGGCGAGCGCCTGCCCGAACTGCAGCAAGGACGACTGTGCTTCAGTGGCCGATGCGCCCGACAGGCGCAGTGCCTGCGAAATGCTCTCGGTGATTGTGAGCGCGTCCTTCTGCTCACCACCCAGCATCCGCACAGCCTGCTGGAGCTTGCCGTACAGGGTGGCCGTTTCCTGAATCGGCACGCCAATGCGCTGGGCGATGTCGAACAGGGCCGCCTGCGCGGTCGTGAACTCACGCTGGCCCGCCGTCGCCAGCTTCAGGCGCGCCGACATCATGTTCCAGGCGTCAGCGATCTGGACGATCTCCTGCACCTTTCCTGCCGCCCAGCTGATCGACAGGAAGGCCAGCAACTGCGTCTTGGCCGTCGCCACCTGATCGCCAAAGGCCGACATCCCGGCCTTGACCTCGGCCATTCCGGCGGCAGCCTTCGCCCCGGCGGTCTTGGCGGTGGTCGACAGCTCACCGAGACTGCGCTCGGCCGACGTGATGGCGCGTTTGAGCCCCTCGTCGGCCCCTTCGAGCGCGACGAGGATGGAAATTCGCTTGGCCATGAATCAATCCACCGTGCTGATCTGCTTCTCGACCGCAGCCGCCAGACGCGGAATACGACCCGCGACCAAGCGCTCGACATCGAGGCGCTTCCTGAGCGCAACCTTCGGCACCAGGACGGCAATCGGGATGTCCGCGCCGCGTTTGAGGCGCTTGATGCCCTCTGCCTTGCGGTAGCGGCGCTTGAAGCCCGCCAGTGGCCGGTCGTGCTCTTTGATGTTCTCGGCCATCAGGACGATATTTCCCTTCGCATTCTTGATGAAATAGGCATTGCCGCCGCGCATCAACTCGGCCACCTGCGCCTTGAAGCGCTTGCGGCCCACCCGACCGTTGAGCGGGATCAGCATCCGACCGGCGATCAGGCCGCCGGTCTCGTGCATCCCCGACCACGGAATGCGCGAGCCCACGTAGAGCGCTGGCAATCGGTTCGGGTCTTTGTCCAGCACCTTGGCGCTGAAGCCCTTGAGGAAGGACTTCTTGACCACGGCCATCTGGCTGGCGACGTGGCTGCGCACGTCCTGCTTGAGCTCGACTGCCTCGCTGGCAATCGCCCGAGACACCGCCTTCTTGACCTTGTCGCGGAACTCGCCGCCCCAACGGCGCAACTGCGCCTGGGCGGCTGCGCTATCGATCTGGATGGAAATGCGCATGATCGTCAGGCACGGTCGGCGGCTTTGTCGGTGAGTCGGTTGAGGGTTTGGTCGAGGTGGCGGGCATCGCCGCGCGTGCCGATGGCAATCACGGACAGCAGCCGTGCATCGCGGGCCGCATCGGTGCGCGCCGTCGCTGCGACGAAGCCGCGCACCTGCGCCAAGGTGTAGTCGAGGATGTCCGGCAGGCGGTGGCCGTGCTCGATCAGGTGCTGGACGGCATCGAACCAGCCACCGCTTTCACGATGGACGGCAGCTTCACTTGGCCGAACAGCCCGTCGAGCTTCGGAATCACCGACCGGGTAAAAAAATCGGCGTTCACCTCGATCACCTTGGCCGCCAGCAGGATTGCCTCGTCGGCAGCCAGCTCGTCGACCCACGCCCGAGGTTTGCCGACGGCAATGGCAATGGCCGACAGCAGGTCGTCGCCGCGCTCGCCGAACAGCGCCAGCCAGTCGATGTCCGAGGCAGTGAGCTGCTGCATCACCGGCGAAATCGCCCGCAAGAAACCGGGCATCTGCCCGACCTTCAGCGGTTTGATGGCCAGCGGCTCACCGTCGATCACCAATTCGACCGACTGCGGAATCAGGGTGTCCAAGTCACTCATGGCTCACTCCGATCAGAGCTGCACGATGCGGCCGAACTGGCCGAGCACCGCATCGAAGGGCTTGGTGGTGTCAGCCAGCAGCGAGCCTTCCAGCTCGAACTTGTTGTACTCGTCCGAGATGAAGGAGATTTCCTTCAGCGGATCGAAGGCCACGCGGTAGAGCTCGACCAGCACCTTGGCATTGCCCTGGGCCGTGTTGATGCCTTCGAGCCGCAGGAAGCGCTCGGGCAGCGCCTGCGTGAAGATGCCGATCTCGGTGGCCACACCGTAGGCGTAACTGGCCTTGAACGGCGCGGTAAAGCCGGTGGTATCCAGAAACTGGAGGGCACCGAAGTCAGGGTCAGCCGTGTAGTTTGTGCCCAAGGCAAGGGTCGCGGGTGTGCCCGCCGAATCCGTCACCACCAAGGACGACACCTTCGGGTGGGCCAGGAAGTAGCGGTCGCCTGCAATCGGCGTGGCACCGCCCACCGGCTCGCCGGTAACCGTGCCCGGCGTGCCGACGACGTGGTTGCCGTACAGGGCCAGCGCAAGGTTCTCCTTGGTGAATTCCTCGATGGTGAGGTTCACGGTGGCGGACTTCTGCTTGACCATTCGGTGATCGAGCGAGCGCTGGCCGGTCTGGCTCTCGTAGTGCTCTAGGACGTCGGTCTTGAGGGAGAGCTTCAGCTCGGCGACGTTGCCGGGCGAACGCACTTCGATGGGAAGGCCGTCGATGTCGCGCTTGCCGAGAAAGACGCGGCCTTGAAAACTGGCATAGGTGCTCATTGCTTGGGTTCCTTGCGTTGGAGGGGTTTGGGTTCGGGAATGGGTTCAGCGGTTGGGGCGGTCGGCTCCGGCGTGGCGATGTCGTGCGAGATCAACCAGTCGGCTGATATCGCGTCGCTCTCGATCCGGTCACCGACGCCATAGGTCTTGCCCGCGTGGGTGTGCGGGCGTGTCAGAACAAGCTGGGTCATAGGGGTCATCCAAGGGTTGAAAGGTCATTGGCCAGCGTCCGGTACGTGATGCGGTAACGCGCCGGGAGCGCCACGGCCACCGCATCGGCGTCCTCGACTTCCCACTCGCTCTCCTGTTCCCGGATGCCCAGCGCCAACCCACCAAACGTGCCATCGGCGAACAGAGCGGCGTGCGCGGCGGTGAGCAGGCGGTCGGCCTCGGTTTCGGGAGACGCGGGGGGAACGGCCCGAGCCAGAGCCACGACGCGAACGGTCAGTTCGCGTGTGACGCGGTCGTTGGCGCGCTCGGTGATGGACTCCGACTCGGGAAACACCGCGAGCGCCGGGCAAAGTTCGCGGCTGATGGCCACCGTGGGCGACCGGTGCAGCGTGGCCCCGAGCCCTTCGACTGCGGGACGGGCAGCCGCCATCACCGCCAGCAGAATCCGCTCGCGGATGGAGTTATCTGCCATGGGTTTACAGCCGGGTGAGTTTGGCGCGGATCTCGGAGCCGTCACCCACGGCCCGGATGTCTCGCACCTGGAAGGACGTGCCACCGATTTCGACGACTTCGCTGGCAACAAGTCCCCCGAACGCCGTGACCGGGTAGGTCATCTCGTAGTCGGTGCTCAAGGTCAGGCCGTCGAGAAGGGACTCATCCGGCGCGGCAAAGCCGACCTGATGCCGTTGCGATGGCGCACCGTTCGACGGATACCAAAGGCATTCCTTCAGCAGCCCTGCGTTCGCGGCTGACTCATAGATCTGAGCGACCAGACTCATACGCCGGCGCCCATGACCAGCTTGACCAGCAGCGCCGGGCGGTGGCACAGCGGCAGCGGGTTGGCCTGCGTGTGCAGATCGGTGCCCCGGTCGAACTTGCGAGGCTCCTGCTTCGCGTACAGCGGCAGCGCCACCGTGTTGGCCGTCTCGTTGAAGTCGGCAGGCGCGTAGTAGGTGGCAAACGTGTCCATCGTACCCAGCGGCAGGATGTGGCCCTCGTCGGGCTCGACGAATCGGCGCACGGCACTGCCCGGCGCGACAGCCCGGCCACGATGTTCCTCGAACGTGATCCCGGCGAAGGTGAAGCCCGCGCGCATATCGGTGCGCAGCGCCTGCCCATCCTGCCAGCGGTCGTAAGCGGCCTTGACCTCATCGTGCCCGGTGAGCGCGTCGAAGAAGTCCTCGCCGACGAAGGCGTGCAGGCCGCTCATCCGTTCGCCCTGCAGGTTGTCCTCGACGTAGCGGACGACGTCCAGACAGGCCTTTTTCACGTCCCAGCCGTTGGCCGGGTCGGCGATGTTGAAGGTGAAGGTCTTGGGCGTGATCTCGAACTCGTTGTAGAGGTCATAGATCACGCTGCCATCGGCGTCCAGAATTTGGCCCTTGAGCGCGCCGAAGCGCAGATGCTCCAGCGTGATCGCGTGCTTGTTGCGCATCGTCTGCAGGTGCTGCGCCATCACGCCCGCCACGGTCTGCAGCTCCGTCTCCGAGCCGAAGGCGCGGATGCCCTGGACTTCCTCGGGCAGGATCACGTCGTCGTGCGGGATGTGAGGGATGGTGAACGAGCGCACCTTGCGCTTGCCGCGCACGCCAACGGTGCCCGGCGAGCCCGGGGGCATCGTCGGCAGCAGGGTGAGCACGCCGTTCTGTTCCTCGACGATAACCGAGCGAAAACGCTGCGGCTTGTCGACGAACAGGCCCATTGCGCTCAGGCGGTCGTAGTTGTTGGGCAGGAAGTTGATGGCGGCGGTGAGTGCCGACATCGAGAAAGCGGGGTTTTCGAAGATGTTCTGCATGGTCAGACTCCTTGGCGAACGAGGACACCCAGCGCTTTGAGCTGGGCAACGGCCGCCTGCTGTTCGGCGGTGGTGATGCCGGTGGGCCACTGCAGCGCGTGGTCGGCGACGATGGCGTGACGCGCCACCATCAGGCCGTCGTCGCGATCCGCCAGATGGGCATCGCACTTCTGCATCAGCACACCTGCGGCGTACTGGCTGCCGTCGGTGGCCGAGGGGTCGATCTGCTTGACCTTGCCCGTGGCAGTGACCATCCCGGCGACCGCGCCCAGCGGCAGGGTCTGGCCTGCGACCACGGTGACGCGGTCGCGCGAGTAGAGGTTCGGGGCCTCGTACTTGAGCAGGTCGCCCAAGTTCATCGATTCAGAAAACACGGTGGGCATCTCAGATCTCCTTTTTCAGTGATGCGGACTTGGCGGCGAGCTGCTTCGCGGCATCGAGCAGCGGGTTGCTGGCAGCGGTGTAAGCAGCGGCATCGGGGGAGATGCGGCTGACGATCTCGGGGCTGGCTTCAGCCTGCGCAGCCAGCAACTGGCTGCGCACCTTGGCGGGTGAGGCTTTCGCTTCGAGGAAGCCCGCGATCAGGTCGGTGCGCCCGGCCAGGGTGCAGGTCTGGGCGACCTCAATCGCGTCGGCCACGGTCATGGCGGTGGCGGCCGCCGGTTGAGAAGAACTGCCAGCAGGATCAGCAGCAAGCCGATCAGGAGCAGCGGGGTCGGTTCGATCATTCATTGATGACTCCATCTGGAGGTTGCTAAAAAGTCCCGAGTGGCTTGCAGCCAACTTCGGGGGTGGGGAAACGGATTCGCAGAGCTGCGCAAGGGCGTCGTCAAAGGTGCCGATGGCGTCTGCCAGCCCGATGGCAACGGCGGCTTGCCCGAAGAACAGTCCGGCTTCGGTGTCACGCACGGCAGATGCCTCGATGCCACGGTTGCGGGCCACCGTCTCGACGAACAGGCCGTAGACGCGATTCACCTCGCCCTTGAGAAAGGCGTGGGCTTCGTTGGAAATCGGCTCGTGCGGGTTGAGATCGTTCTTGCGGTCGCCCGCGAAGACCGCCGTGTAGCGAACGCCGTCTTGGGCATCCTTCTCCGACTGGTCGACGTGCATCGCAATGACGCCAATCGAGCCGACGCCGCCGGTGCGCGAGACGAACACCTTGCTGGCAGCAGATGCCAGTGCGTAGGCCGCCGAAAATGCCATGTCGTTGGCCACAGCCCAGACCGGCTTGATGCTGGATGCCGCACGGATGCGGTCGGCCAGATCGAACACGCCACCCGACTCGCCACCCGGCGAATCGACGTCGAGCAGGATGGCGGCGACATCCGGGCTGGCCAGCGCCGCGTCCAACTGCGCGGCGAGCCCCGCGTAGCTCGTCAATCCGGATTCGGCTTCCAGGCCCACGGTGCGCCGCACCAGCGTGCCGTAGATGGGGATGACTGCGACCTTCGTCGTCTGGGTGGATGCGGGACGCACGGGCGGCGTGAAGCCCGAGGGTGCAGCCAAGTCAGCCAAGCCGATCCGGGGGCCGAGCACGGCCAGGATCACGTCGAGTTTTGGGCGATGGATCGCCAGCGGCACACCGTAGAGGCGTGCCGCCAAATGGGGCAACAGGGTCATGGGATTCCTTCAGGCAGACGGTGAGTCGCCGGTTTGCGTGGTGTCTGCAGCGTTCTTGTTCGGCTCGGCGCTTCCGCCGTCCTTGGACGTGCGGCGCGGGTCGGAGTCGAAGATCAACCCGAGGTTGTCGGCGCGCTGGTTGTCGGCGGCGATCTCGCGGTCAACGTCCTCGGCGTCGTAGCCAAAGGCGGAAATGGCTTCCGAGCGGCTCATCAGGCCCGCCCGGATGGCCAGCAGCATTGCCTTGAACTCCTTCTCGGGGTCGACCCACTGCCAGCCCTGGGGAATCCACTTCACCTGCAGGTACTGGCGGCGACGGGCTGGGCCGCCACGTGCGAAGCCGGGGGCTTCGATGGCACCGGCGAGCACGGCCTGCTTCATCCACGCGGCCCAGACTGGGCGGCACATCTGATGCACGAGCACACCGTGCTGCACCATCTCGCAACGACGCCGGAACTCCAGCATCCCGGCGCGGATGGACGAGTAGTTCACGCCGGTGAGGTCGCCGGTCAGTTGCTCGTAGGTGATGCCGATGGCTGCGGCGACGGCCCGGAACTGCGTGCGCAGGAACTCGCCATACGAGCCGCCGACGTCGGCCGGGTCGGAGAACTTGATGTCCTCGCCGGGCTCCAGAATCTGCAGCGTTCCGGGCTCCAGCCCGGCGAGTGCGATGCCATCGCCATCGGCGGCACCTTCACCCATCAGATTGTCTTCGGGGTTCTGGCGCGTCACGAACCCGGCGAACATCGCAGCGGTTTTCTTACGCACCAGTTCGGCGTCGTCGTACTGGTCGAGTTCGTTGAGCTTGACCAGGGCCCGCGACAACCACGGTTCTCCCCGGATCTGGCCGGGACGCAGGACGCGGAACAGGTGGATGATTTCCTTCGCATCGATGCGCACCGTGTCCATGCCGCCTTGGCCCGACATCGGGGCCAAACGTCCGTCCTCCGGGTGCGAGCGGTACAGGTGGTAGGCCACGCGCCGTCCCAGCCCGTCGAACTCGATGCCCGAGCGCACCACATTGCCCGAGGGCAGATCGGTGTTGAGGCTGATCGGCAGGTGCTCGGGCTCCAGCAACTGAAGCTGCAGGGGCACCACCAATCCGTCCTCCGGGCGACGGGGGCGCAGCCGGATCAGGCATTCACCGCCTTCCAGCATCGCGCGGCAGGCCAGCGCCTGCAGGCCGTAGAAATCGGTCTGGCCTGCGGCGTCGGCTTCCTCCGTCCAGTCACGCCACAGCGCCTGCACATCGGTCTTGAATCCCTCGTCTGCAGCAAGGCTCTGCGGCTTGATGCCGGTACCGACCGCGTTGGCGACGAAGGCCTCGATCCCGGCCTGCGCCCACGCATTGCGGCGCACGAGGTCGCGGCTCTTGATGCGCAGTTCGGCGTTGGTCGCCAGCATTGCCGCGACCGCGCCCGGGTTGCCGGGCATCCAGGCCAGTGAGCGGCGGCCACGGCCAGCGGCTTCATGGACGGGTTGTTGTCCGAACAGGCTTTGAATCTTCGAATACCAGGCCATCAGAACCCCTTCGAGGTCGTGACCCGGATCTGGCGCGGCGCACCCGGCCACAGACCGGTGGCCGCAGCCTGTTCCGAGATGCCGCGCTTGACCTCGCGGATGGCGGCCTTCAGGTCATCGACCGAGCGGTACTCGACCGTCTTGTCGCCAAAGGTGACACGGTGTTCGCCCTTGGCGAGCGCGGTCTCCAGCGCCTGGAGTTGGGTTTCTGTGTAGGCCATCAGCGGTACACCACGAGGTTGATTTCAGAGGAGTCGTCAAATGACGCCGCAGCCGTCGCACAGGAGATGTCGACGTACTGCGCGGTCTTGAGGTCGGAGCTGGCGCGCACGATGGCCACGCGCTGCTGGCCGGTGTTGGTGCTGCTGCGAGCGAGTGCCGTCCAGCAGTAATTCGCATCCGGCATCGCTGCCGCGAAATGCACGCGGTAGCGGCCAGCCGCCGTGCGCACCACGCTGGCGACGTTGTGCCCGCTGGCAATCACGACCTGACCGCCCGCATAGCCGAAGCTGACCCATACCCGGGCAACGCCGGGATGGGTGGCGTCGATCTTGGTCTTGACCTCGAAGCCAATGCGCGCCGCCAAGGCGGCGATGCTGGACGCAAGACTCATCAGGCCAGCGCCCCGTCGAAGATCACGACGAAGTCGGTATCGGTGTTGCCGACATCGCTGGCCGCGACCGCCCCGATGTTGGTGCGGGCCTGCAGTTGCTCGGCTACCGTCAAGGTCTGCGCCGCATCGAAGCGCACGCGCAGATTGACTGCAGCCAGAATCGCATCCAGTCCCGTTGTGCCGTTCTGCAGCGCCTGCTGGATTTCCACCAGGGTGTCGTAGGCGGCGTCGGCACCACCCAGAATGTCGGCCTTGAGCGCGTCCAGCAACGACACGATCTTGTTCGACGAGTAGGTGCTGGTGGTGGCGATCTGGTTGTCGTCGATGGCCATCGCGGACAGAACCGCAGCCTTGAGCTCGTTGATGGCGGCGACCAAACTCGACTTGTCGTTGGTGGACAGGCTAGCCAGACTGCCTGCCGTCGCGCGGACGTCGTTGAACTCCTGAGCAACCCGGATGACCAGGCTCTCGATACGGGTGGCAAGACTCATGAAAACTCCTCTGAAAATCAGGACAGCCAGCGGCTCTTGATGACGCGCCGCCGTGATGGGGTTGCAGAAACAGAAAGGCCACCTCGTTGGGTGGCCTCGTCTGGGTCGAATGCTTGAATCGGGGGCGGCTCGTCCGGTGGCCGCTCCATCCCGAGTTGTCGCTCCAGTTCGCGCCAGTGGCGTTCCTCGAAGCGATCCAGGCCTACCGCCGATGCGGCCGCGCGGGCGTACACGTAGCAGTCGAGCGCTTCATTGCGCTCGCGCATCTTTTGCCACTCGCGCACCGGGAAGCCGTTGCGGTCGCGGCGGGTAATCAACTGTTCGGCGCAGAGCTGCTGGATGAACTCCGCGTCGATCTTGGGCAGGTGGACGAACCCCGTCGGGTAGACGGTGGTCACGCCGTCCTCGCTGACGTCGGCGCCCTTGCGCAGGTTGTTGTAGAACTCCAGCTTGGCGATGCCGACCGCCACCGTGAACACCTTGATGCCCCGGCGCAGCTTCTTGCCGCCTTGCGACACATCGATGGCCGTCGGCGTGCCGATCAGGGCCGCGCCGCGCGGCACCCCCTTGACCGGCATCACGCGCGGGTCGCGGCAGGCGCGCACGAAGGCGTAGGCCTCCTGCGTCGCAAAGCCGGTGTCCAGCGCAAAGCGGGCCAAGGGCATCGCCGCGCCGGAGTCGTGCGTCCAGTTTTCTGCGATCAATTCGGCCAGTCGCTTCCAGACGGCGTCGCGGGCGGTGTCACCCATCAGCACCCGGTGCTCGACCAACCAAGACTCCTTGCCGCGCCCGAAGGCCCAGATGGACGCCTCTATGCGATCCTTTTGCACGTCGGCAGCGCCCACCAGGAGCAGCCCACCGGGCGGCACCGTGCCGACCCGGTAGTCCTCGCGGCGTTCGACGAGCCGTTGCCAATCGGGCGCTTCGCCTTCCTCGACCCAGGTCTCGCCCAGCTCGGTGTTCTTGAAGGTCTTGATGGCGGCCGCCGACCCCGATTCCTTGTTGACGGAGCTTTCCCACGCAGCGGCGATGTCACGCCAACTGCGCCAGCCCACCGGGCTGTACAGCGACGACAGGTGGAACCCAGCCGTCTTGCCAGTGCCGTCGCTGATCAGCGCGCGCCACTCGCCGTGCTCCAGCATCCACGTCTTGTGGTGCTCGGCAATCGGCTCATCGCAGGACTCGCAGATGTAGGCCGCCGAGTCCGGCTGCCCCTTTTCCCATCGCAACTGCTCGAAGCGCAGCCACTGGCGATGCGAGCAATGCGGGCACGGCACGAAGTAGCGGCGCTGGTCACTGGCCTCGTACTCGCGCTCGATGGCGCTGGCCCCCGAGATCGTTGGCGTCGACACGATGAATATCTTGCGTCGGGCAAAGGTACGCGTGCGCGCCTCGGCCAGCGAGATCGCGTCGCCTTCGCCGTCGACGTCCAGCGGGTAGCCATCCACCTCGTCGAGGAACAGGTACCGCACCGGCATCGACCGCAAGCCGACCGCGCTGTTGGCCCCGGTCATCACCAGCACACCGCCCCGGAACTCCTTGGCCAGGATGGTGTTGCCAGAGTCTCGGGATCGTGCTGGCGAAATCAATTCGCTCAGCGCGGCCGACTCCTCGATCAACGGATCGATCCGCTGCTTGGAGTTGCGCTTGGCCATATCCACCGTCGGCCACACCGCCATCATTGGCCCCGGCGCGTGGTGGATCACGTAGCCGATCCAGTTCGAGCCCATCTCGGTCGCACCGAGCTGGGCAGCCTTCATGAACACCACGCGCTCGACCGGCGACGTCGGCGACAGGCAATCCATGATGGCCTTGAGGTACGGCGTGCGACTGGTACGCCAACGACCCGGCTCGGCGGACGCCTTGCTCGAAAGCATCCTGTGGCGATCCGACCATTCGGACACCGAGAGCAGAGGATCAGGTGTGAGCCCTTCGCGCCACGCGCGCTCGATTTCGGCAGCGCCTTCGTATTCAACATCCAGCATCAGTCCACCCGGGGCCGCAGTTCGCCCAGTTCCTGCAGGTGCTCACGTACCGCCGCCTCCAGGGCGACGTGCATCGTGTGCGGATCGATATTGAGCTTGGCCGCCATCTGCGCCGAGATGCGCGCGGGCCAGTTCAGCCACGCATCGCGCTCGGAGCGCGCCAGCTTGAAAACGTGGGCGATGGCCTGCGGCCGATCCACCAACTCGCCCTTCAGTCGGGCCAGACGCACCTTGTTGGTCTGCGCCTTGACCACCTCGTTGACCGTGCGCGCCTGAAGCAGCGACGCACCGCCAGCAGGTAGAGCTGCAGGCCCGTCGCCACCACCCTCCGGCACGGCGACCTTTGCAGCCTTGGCCCGCGTACCGGACTTCGGCACATCGGAGTTGCGAGCCCACTCACGGTCAGCGCGGTCGGCATCAATGGTGCCGTCAGCCTCCGGCGAGATCCGACCTGCGCGAATGGCCTTGTGAACTGCGGTGTCGGTCACACCACGGTGACGGGCGTAAGCGCGAATCGAAATGCCCATTTTGAGAACCGGTTGCCCCTTCAATCATTTGTTCGTCATTCACTTGAAATCAGCTTGGCTTCTCTCTGGAACAGCGCGTTCATACGGACGTCATCAACACCATCAAAGGACGCAGCAATGAGCAAGCTCGAACAACTCCTGACCCAGATCGCACAAAACAAGCTGGGCATCGAAACCCTGGAAACCCGCAAGTCGGACAGCCTCGACTTCCACGATGTGGCGGTCTGGTGCCTGCGCGACGCCCTTGAAGCCGCGTTCAACGCAGGCGTCGAACAGGGCCGCAAGGCGGCGAAGTCGGACAAGGCCAACAACTGATCAAGAACTTTCGAAGCCAAGCAGAAAGCGCTTGGCTTCACTCCCGAACAGCGCGTTCATCACGTCACCCCATCAACCCCTCCGAAGGAGAAGCAAATGACCACCACCCAACTGACCCCGGCCCAGCACGCGATCCTGGCCTACGCCCTCGAACACACTGGCGGCAAGATCGACTGGTTCCCCGACAACATCAAAGGCGGCGCACGCAAGAAGGTGCTCGACGGCCTCTTCAACCGCGCCCTGATCACCTCCGACGGCACCCACTGGTTCGTCGCCGCCGAGGGCTACGACGCGATGGGGCGCGCCCGGCCTGCGCCTGCACCCCTGGTGGCCGACCCCGAGATCGAGGCCACCGTGGCGGCAGCCGAGGCCACGTGGGCGGCAGAGCGGGCCGCCGCCAAGCCGCGCACCCGCGAGAACAGCAAGCAAGCCACCGTGATCCAGATGCTGCAACGCCCCGAGGGCGCAACGGTGCAACAGATCTGCGAGACCACCGGCTGGCAGGCGCACACGGTGCGCGGCACCTTCGCCGGAGCCTTCAAGAAAAAGCTCGGCCTGACCATCGTCTCGGACAAACCCCAGGGCGGCGAGCGGGTCTACCGGATTGCCTGATCAGAAAGATCGAGAAAGAGGCCAAGCAGCGCTTGGCTTCTCAATCGAACAGCGCGTTACTACGGGTGTCGCAACGATCAACACCAAGGAGCCAGAGATGAACACCAACCAACAGATCCCCGCCACCCATAACGAAGCCTGGGGCTTTTGGGGCACGATGAACGAACACGCCAGCGCCGCGTGGCCCCTGGCGATGACCGCCATCTCCGACGCCACCAGCCAGCCCCTCGAATCAGTCCGGATCTTCCTCGACAGCCGCCACGGACGCCACTTTGCGGACGATGTGCAAAACGGGCTGTACCGGGGACAGACCCTGGTGGACGCGGTCAACGCCGCCGCCCAACAGTGGATGGGCTGGACGATTGGCCGCCAGACCAGCACGCAGTATGGCATCCCGCGCGGCCTGCCTTACCTGACGGGCTTTGTGATTCACTGCGAGATCGCCGAGGAGTCGCTCGCCGCCTGATCATCGAATAGTGCGCCATCCGACTCGCGGGTGGCTTGCTTGCCAGTCCATTCCTGCCAGCGGCGCACGATCACGTCCGCGTACTTCGGGTCGAGCTCGATCAGCCGTGCCAGTCGCCCTGACTTCTCGGCGGCGATCAGCGTCGTGCCGGAGCCCCCGAACGGGTCGAGCACCACGTTGCCCGGTCGGCTCGAATTGCGGATCGCGCGCTCGACCAGCTCCACCGGCTTCATCGTCGGATGCAGGTCGTTCTTCTGCGGCTTCTTGATGTTCCAGACGTCGCCCTGGTCGCGGTCGCCGCACCAGTGACGCTGCGCGCCCTCGGGCCATCCGTACAGGATTGGCTCGTACTGGCGCTGGTAGTCGGCCCGGCCCAGCGTGAAGGTGTTCTTGGCCCAAATGATGAACGTCGACCACTTTCCACCGGCGGCACGGAACGCTGCCTGCAGCACATCCAGTTCGCTGGACGACATCGCCACGTAGATGCCGCCCCGGCAGTTCCCGATGGTCGGCGTCAGCGCCGCCAGCAGGAAGTCGTAGAAGCCGTCGCCGAGGTTGTCGTTCAGGATTGCGCGATCCTTGCCCCGCATCTTGTCCTTGGCGCTGTTGGCGTAGTTCACGTTGTACGGCGGGTCGGTGAAGACCATATCCACCGGCTCGCCATCGAGAACCCGGTCATAGCTCTCAGCCACGGTGGAGTCGCCACACAGCAGACGGTGGCCGCCAAGCAGCCAGACATCGCCTGGACGCGAAACCGGAGTCTCGCTGACCTCGGGTACCGCATCGTCATCGGCTTCGCCTTCGGAATTCGGCTCGTCGCCCGCCATCAACTCGGCGAGCGCATCGGCATCGAAGCCGGTCAGCGACACGTCGAAGTCGTCGTCCTGGAGGGACGCGATCTCGATGCGCAGCATCGCGTCGTCCCAGCCCGCGTTCTCGGCGATGCGGTTGTCCGCGATCACCAGTGCCCGGCGCTGCGTCGCGCTCAGATGATCGAGCACCACCACTGGCACCACCGCCAGACCGAGCTTCTGCGCAGCAGCAAGCCGTCCGTGACCGGCGACGATCACACCGTCGCTACCGGCGAGGATCGGGTTGGTGAATCCGAACTCGGCAATCGACGCAGCGATCTGCGCAACCTGATCGTCCGAGTGGGTACGCGCGTTGCGCGCGTAGGGCAGCAGCTTGGCCGTCGGCCACTGCTCGATCTTGTCGGCAAACCAGGAGGCGGTCATTGCTCGGCCTCCGTGGTGGTCAGACGTTCATTGACCACGTCGTCGAAGGACTGGCCTGTTGCCAACAGCGTCACGGGCACGCCGGGGTGGTTCTGCTGGAAGCGCTTGATGGCGACATCCACGTACTCTGGCGCAATTTCCACGCTGCGACACACACGACCGGTGCGCTGCGCGGCCAGCATCGTGGTGCCGCTGCCGCCGAAGGGCTCGAACACAACGTCGCCAATGTCCGAGTAGGCCTCGATTACGAACTCCGGCAGCGCCACCGGGAACACGGCCGGGTGGTCGATGTCCTGACCGATCTTGCCCTTGTGCCGCATCACGCGGATCACCGAGTCGGGAATCCGGGTGTCCTGCGTCGGCTGGCCCTTGTGCGTCCAGCCGCCGACCTCGCCGTCCTTGCCACGCATGGCCGTGGACGACCCGTCGGCGCGCAGGTGCGACTCCTGGCCCGCGTGCTTGCAGGGAACGATCTTGTTGGGCTTTCGGCTCTGGCGGTTGAAGTGGAAGACGAATTCGAAGCTCGGCGCGAAACGACCAGCCCAGTCGCCGGGCATCCCCGGCCCCTGATCCCAGACGTACCACGCGAAGCGCCGCCAACCCTGCGTGCGCATCCAGCCAAGCCACGCATCCCAATACGGGATGACTTCGTTGTCGCGGTGGATCAATCCGAGGTTGACCAGCACCTGGCCGTCGTCGGCCGTTGGCACGTTGGCAAACACGCCGCGCATCAGGCCATCCCAATCCTTGACACCGCCGCTGGTGTAGTCACGCTGGTTGCCGTAAGGCGGTGAGGTGAAGCACAGCCGGGCCGCATCGCCCTGCATCAGCGTGGCGACTGCTGTCGGGTCGGTGGCATCGCCACAGATCAGACGGTGGGAGCCGATGGCCCAGACATCGCCGGTGCGGGACACCGGCACCACAGGGGCATCCGGCACATCATCAGCAGCGTCCGGCTCGTCGGCATCTGCCTCCTGGTCGGCGTCATCGGTTTCCACCTCGTCAGCGAGCAAGGCCTCGATCTCGGCATGCTCGAAACCGGTCAACGCAAGGTCGTACCCGGCCTCGGACAGCTCGGCCATTTCCAGCGCCAGCATCTCCTCGTTCCACCCGGCGTCGAGCGCCAGCCGGTTGTCAGAGATGAGGTAGGCACGCTTCTGCGTGGGCGAGAGGTGCGCCAGTTCTATGACCGGCACCTGATCCAGCCCGAGCTTGCGCGCGGCGGCCAGACGACCGTGGCCCGCAATGATCCCGTTGTCGCCGTCCACCAGCACCGGATTCGTCCAGCCGTACTCGACGATGCTGGCGGCGATCTTGGCCACCTGCTCGTCGCTGTGCGTGCGTGGATTGCGGGCGTAGGGGATCAGCGCCTCGACCTTGCGGTACTCGACGTTGAGCGTGTTCAGAATCGGTTCCTAGAAAAAGAAAACCCGCCGACGGAAAACCGTGGGCGGGCTCGTGATGGATGCGGACTGGTGCGGGTGCAAACTGCAAACCCTGCAAACCTTGGTTTGCAGTCGGACGCTAGGCGAATGCCGCGCTCGCGCCCCCCGCATTGGATTTTGGCGAGGAAGGACCCCTTTTGCCTGGGCCCTTCGCCTCAACCGTCACCGCTGTCCAGAAGATAGCCGAAATACTACCCCCGACCGGGCTGTTTTGTTGCAGGGCTGCCGGGTCTTGAAACGGACAAGCGAGGCAAGGCGAGGACAAACGCGGCAAGCATTACCCTAAATTGCTCACGTTTTTGGAAGGCAAACGCACGCCTTCGCTGTTGAGGTTCGCAGCCACGATCTCCATTGCCCGTTGCCAGCGCCGCCATGCTGTCGTGCGGTCGCAGGCAAAGCGGATCGTGATGTCCCGCCAGCCATAGCGCTTGGCCCGCATCCACACCAGATGGCGCTGCTCGACCTCCAGCCACTGCACCCAGCGCATCGTCTCCAGCATCCGGTCGATGGCCTCGGGACTGGGCGGGAACGGACGGTACACCTTCTCGTCGGCAGCAAAAGCTTCCCACTCCTTGCGAACGAAGGCGGGCCAACAGTTGAAGTAGCCCTGCACACGTACAGGGGGCAGACGTCGCCCCGTGGTGGCGGCCTCCTCGAAGCGTGCTGCCACGTCGTCAGTTGTCCACTCAGCCATGACGTGCCCCTCCCAGCCCGTACAGACGCTCACCAATGCGTCGCACGATCTCGCGCTCGATGAAGTCCAGACGTTCGTCGGACGCGTTGACCACCAGGATGTGCTGGTCACGCCAGCCACGTTCTTTGATGCCGTCCAGATCGACGGCTTGGGGTTGCAGACGACCGAGGGAGCAGCGGTATTGAGGCGTCGGAATCTTCACGTCACACCTCCTGCGTCTCGACGGCCCAGTGCAGCAGGGCCAGCGCGTCGGCTTCGTTGTCGTCGGTCGGGGCGTGGCCACGCTCGCGAACGGACGCGATCACTTCGTCCTTGCCCGCATTGCCCTTGCCGGTCGCGTGCTTCTTGATCGTGCCGACCGGAACGCCCTGGTACGGGATGTTGTGATGCTCACACCACGCGGTCAGGTGCCCCATGAAGCCGCCATAGGCATGCGCCGCGTCCACGCCCGCGTGCCGTCGAACCTCCTCGAAGAACACAGCGTTGATGTGATTGCTGGCCGACAGCAGTTCATTGAGCCAGCGCTTGAATCGGAGAAAGCGCATGCCGCCGCCCTCGAATCGCTGCGGCTTGAAGTGCTCGGTGCCGCTGGTGATGGTGCCGTCCAGGTGCTGCAGTGCCCACCCGGTGTGTGTGCCCAGATCAAGGGCCAGGATCGTCGTGTTCATCGTCAATTGCTCCAGGTATCTGCTTATTCGGGGTCGGCGAGTGACGGATGCGACGGGTTATTGGCATAACGTCCTTTACGTGCGCGCACGTGTAGCGCGTTAATCAGGAAACCCGTCAAATCCGTCACTCGCCCCGTTTCTGTTGAATTGGGGTCAGTCATCGCGGTAGGGGTAGGCATGGCTGTACGCCTTGGGCCTGAGGGCCATGCCCGTGATGCCGCGAGCCCCTCCGGTCAGCCGACACTTCTCGAACTTGCGGGTCGCCATCAGCTCCGAGAAGCGTTTGACCGAGCCCACGTACTCGCCCGCGCGCTCGGCCCATTCGCGCCAGTCGGCGAACAGTTCGGAGACGCCTTCGCGGTGGGACTTGGCCAGCAGGCAGCGTTCTTCGATCCACTGCCCGAGCGCATCCTCGGCCTCGAAATACTCCTCGGTCGCCGACACCACGCTGGCGGGCGGTTTCAAGCCCTGGCGTTGCCAGCGGCTGCAGCCATCAACGGCCCACGCCAGAATTCCATCGCGCTCTTTGAGCAGCTTCTCGGTCAGCCTGCCATCGCGGCGCTCGGGCGGAATCGTCACCGTGAAGGGGATCAGATGCAGTCGCCGCTTCATCGCCTCGTCCACGTTGCGGATCGAGGGCTTGTGGTTGCCCGCGATCACCAACTTGAACTGCGGCACGTACTCGAAGAAGTCCTGGCGCATGAAGCGCGCTGACACCTTGTCGCCACCGGTGATGGCCTTGACCTTGGACTCGTTCCAGCGCCGTCCTTGCTCGGTTTCGATGGACGACACAAAGCGTGCGCCGCGCAGGCCCGCAAGATCGGTCGGATGCCGGTCGGTGCGCGCCTCCATGAAGGTGTCCATCGGCGCGTTGGCCGCGTAGTCACCCAGAATGGTGGTCAGCACGTTGACGAACACCGACTTGCCATTCGCGCCCGTGCCGTACAGGAAGAACAGCGCGTGTTCGCTGGTCACGCCCGTCAGGCAGTAGCCAACCATCAACTGCAGGTAGGCCATCAGCTCGGCATCGCCACCGGTGACGTCCATCAGGAACGCTCGCCACGTTGGGCAGGCGCTGTCCGGATTGCCCAACGGCGTGGCCGTGGTCACCTTGGTCATGCGGTCGTCGCGCCGGTGCGGGCGCATCCGGCCGGTGCGCAGATCGACCACGCCACCGGGGGTGTTGAGCGCCCAGACGTCAGCGTCCCATTCCTCAGCGGTGGATGCGTGCTTCGGGTCGGAGCGCGCGATCTTCTCGACCGAGGAGATCGTGGCGGAACTGGCCAGCTTGCCCTTGAGCCTCGGGTTGTCCGCTTTCAACGATGCATTGCGGCAGATGCCCCTGGAGAGATGCGACACGTACAGCACCTGATCGGGATTCCAGCGCACCCCCGTCCAGACCAGCCATTTGCCCCAGAGCGCGCAGTAACGCCAGTCCTCGCCATAGCGCCGGGTGAAGGCCGTGGATAAACCATCCTCGGTCGTCCAGTCGATGCCGGTCAGCAAGTCAGGTGATGGCGTTTCCTCGACCGAGCGCATCACCGGCATCCGCTCGCCGACGGCCAAAAAGCCGCCGACATCGAAGCCTTCGGGAATGGCATCGGCGGCGTCCCAGCCCTCCGGTTTGTCGTCGGGTGGCATGAGGATGGCGACGGTGGTCGCGCCCGCGTGCAGGATCGCTTGTGACGCGCGGTCGGCGTAGTCCCACCCCGGCGCATCGCGGTCGGGCCAGATCAGCACCGACTTGCCAGCCAATGGCGACCAGTCGGTCTTGTCGACCGGGGCATTGGCCCCGTGCATGGCCGTGGTCGCCACAACACCGCTGGCCATCAAGGCCTGCGCGCACTTCTCGCCCTCGACCAGAACGACGTGGTTGGCGGTGGCCAGACCCGGTTGGTTGTAGAGAGGTCGCGGCTCGGGCGGTGCCATCTTGCGGCGCTTGGCATCCCACGGGCGGAATTCCTTCTTGCCGCCGGGCGGGTCATAGCGGTAGACGACGGCGATCAGCTTGCCAGCCGCGTCGAAATAGTCCCACTTGGCCGTGGCCGGGCCGAGGTCGTCGACCGGGGCTTCCTTCTTTGCCTTGCGTACCGGCACAGAGCGAACGCGTCCAAGCAGATCGGCGGCTTCATCCAATACCCGAGGGAAATCGGTGTGAACATTCGCGCCGAGGTAGGCCGCGATCAGCGCAAAGATGTCGCCGCCGTCACCGGTCGCACGATCCGTCCACAGACCGGCCTTCTCACCTTCAAGCACCACCTCGAGGCTGTCGCCCGGGCTGCCGAGGATGTCGCCGATCAGGAACTTGCCCCGGCGCTTCTTGCCCGCCGGGAACATCGTGGTCAGCACCGATTCCAGACGCGCAAGCAGATCGGCGCGGATCTCATCGCGCTCAGATTCCCGGTTGTGTTCTGCAGGCTGTGTTGTGTCGTTGAAGTCGATCATTCGGCTCCCTCGACAGGTGCGTCCGCGTCCTGGGCATCACGACTCTGGACGGCGGTGCTGCGCGTGGCCCACGCGGAAAGTTCGGACAGTCGGTAGCGCACCAGACCGCCCATCAGGTAGTGCGGAATCCGGTACTTGGTGCGCATCGCGTGGTCGGCGAACCAGTAGTACGGCAGGCGCAAGGCGGCGGCCGCCTGCTTGGCGTCGATCATCGGTTCGATGCCGATGGCCGGAGTGTTGTTGTCGGTCATGCTTGTGTCCTCCAGCAGCGGTCTTGCCAAGCGCACATCCGGCATTCGAAATGGGTCGGATCAACAAAGGCGCGCGGCAGGAGTTCTCCGGCCTCGGTCGCCGTGATGACCTTCACCGCCCGATCCGACATGCGTTGGGCCAGGGCTGCGTCAAAGGGCACGAGCTCGGCGTAGATCTCCATCGTGTCGGCGTTGATCGCCGTGAAGATCGCCGGGTACTCGTGCAATTCGAGATAGGCTTGGTAGATCGCCACCTGCGCGGCGTAGACGGGCTTGGCCACGGCGAGCCGGTTCTTCTCCAGATCGCGCCAGGACTTTGAGCCCAGGCACTTGTTTTCCCAGAGCGCCGGATAGGCGAAGCCCTCCGGGCCACCGACGATGACGCCGTCGATGTGGCCCTGCAGGCGGCCGTCGGCGACCGAAAAACCGAACTGCTCACCGCTCGGTTTGTGGGTGCGCAGATCGAAGCCCGCATCCCGCAGCCAAGCAACGGTGCATTGCTCGTTGACGTGGCCGCGCTCGAAGATGCGCAGCATCCGGCCCTGAATGTCCCGCCCGTGATCGATGGGAGCCTTGGCGTATTCGAACTGCAACGCACGTTCGCAGGCCACGCCCAGACGCGAGGCACCGAGGTACTGGCGTTCGGACTGCTTGGCGCGAGCCTGCTGCATCCCGGCGTCGACCAGGGCGGTGATCTGGCCCGAGATGCTCGAAGTGGAGTTGAAGTCCATCATGGCGTCGTCTCCCAAGGCAGGTCGTCTTCCATATCCGCGAACGGATTGGCTGAAGTCGGCGTCATGGGGTCGGGCATCGGCGTCATGCCGCGCACCGGCGGGTACTTGCTCACCTCGTGGTGCTCGACCATCGCCTCGGTGTAGCAAGTGACGATGGCATCGATCACCTGCAGCGCCTCGGCTTCGGAGTAGTCACCGAGCGGCTTGGTGAAGCCGATCTCGCCTGCAGCCTCGCCGAAGGACTTGAGGCACTTGCGCATTGCGGCCAGTTCGACATCAGACGGATCGATCATGGCGACCCCCTTGATGTCGGTGCGACCTTCCTTGGCCCGCAGCCAGTTGCCGTACATCGCGTGGAACGCGGTCTGGCAGCGTTGCGAGCAGAACACCCAGTCGATGGGGTAGCGCCGGGGATCGCCGACTCCGTGTCGGTTGTCGGTGTGGCCGAATCCCCGGGCCTGTCGTTTGCAGACCCAGCATTTCACGCCACCTCCTCAAAGTCTTCGGCAAGCAGCGCCAACTGCAGCGAGCCGCCCGCGAAGGCCGCCTCGCAGCGGCGGTCGAAGTCGCGGTAGCAGGTCGAGCTGCGCGCAATGGCGGTGACCGCGTGAATCTGCGTTTCCAGACGGGCGAGGCCCTGATCGGACAGCCACTGGTGGTGCTTCTGCGAGATGCCCTTGCGGGCGCGGATCTCGTCGATCAGTGTGGAGGGCAGTACTGGCCCATAGACCCAGCGCTGCGTGATCTGGCCGACAACGTGGGGCGGGTTCTGGTCGTGGCCCTGGTACTTCCAGCCGAACAGCCGGTAGAGGGCGCGGTAGTAGTCCGGGTGGAAGCGGCGCTCCCACGAAGAGCACGACTGGCGCAGCAGCTTGGAGATCAACTCCTGCAATGCGTCCGGTGCACGGTGGTGCTGAAAACCTGTCGCTTCGTCGATCAATGCGACTTCGCCGGTGGTGGCCAGCGAACGCATGATCGTCAGACAGTTGCCGACGATGCCCTGGCGGGCACGGTGCAGCGAGCCAGTGATGGCTGCATTCACCACGGCGGAGGCGACATCGGCAATGATGCCTGCTGGGAAGAACTGCGTTTGACGGCCCGACGGCAGCAAAATCGGCCCGGACGTTTTCTCCAATAGTGACAATGAGTTAGGTGCGATTTCAGCCAGAAATCGGGCAAAACGGCCACCCTTGTGCGACTCGTGGAAGCCGAGCAGTCTGGCAAGTTCCTTGCGGACGTAGCCGCGCTCACCGGTGGTGAGCACGACCGCTTCGCATTCGAGATCGTCAAATCGGACGATTCCGTAGTGGCTGGCTGTGTGAAGATTTGCGTTCATGGCGGCCTCCTCATTGAGCCCAGGACGGTTTGCCCGTCACTGGTGCGCGTTGCGGGGCTGGCGCTTGAAACGCTGGTGCTGCCTGCGCCGGAGCGCCGGAATTGCCACCACCGGGATTCGCCTTGACCGGAACACCCATCAACTTGGCGTAATCCGGGTGGTCAGGCTCGACCGCGACCTTGACCACGTTGCGGTCTTGGCCCTTGCTGTCCTTCTCGATGTCCACGCGGGCCAGGAACTCCAGACCATCGAGTTCGTGAAAGCCCGTGATGCGGCGCGCGGCGGCGGCCTGCGGACTGTTGTCCTGCGGGTGGACGTTGCGGGCGCTGTTGAGTGCAGCGCGGATGAAGCTGCGCCCCATCTGGCCCCAGGTCGGCCCCTTGGGGGAGTACAGCCCGATGTTCGACCACAGCTTGCGCTTTGCGTAGTCACCGCCAGTGACGACAAACTCCGCAGCGAGGTACACGGCCCCAGTGTCGAAAGACTGGGTGGCGTAGCCGCCCGTCCATCCTTGGCTCTGGTCGTCATAGCCACCCGGTTTCACAGTCATGCGCATTGGCGCAATGACGCCCTTCGGGATCAAATCGAAGCCAGACTGTTGGGGGTCGGCATCCTGAAAATCAAAATAGTTGGAAGACATGGCGATTACTCCTTGGATTCGGTGGTGTTCTGGGTGGCAACGCTGGGTGCAGGGAGAGAGCCCGCGCACTTGGCGATCAGCGCGCCGAGATGCGGCGGCTCCAGCAGGTCGAGACGACCGCTGCGGTCTTTGGCCGGGAAGGCGTAGGGATTGACGGTGTGCGTGACGAAGGCGCGGTAGGAACTGCCGTCCTCGGCCTTGATCTCAGCCAGCGTTACGACCTCGTCGACGATGCCGGGCAGCTCCAGGCTGGTCTTGCTGCCCTCGATCTGCGGGACGAACACCTTGCGGTTGAAGTCGTCCAGGCGCTCGTCGAGGATCGCAACGAACACCACGTTCTTGCCCCGTGCGTGCTGCAGGTGGGTCAAGGCACCGATCATTTCTTGGCCGAGCAGCCCGTAGGCCGCACGCAGATCAGGCTTGCCGGAACGGTCGCTGACCGCGCCGGGCTGGGTCTTGCACCACGCAAAGCACTGGCGTGACAACTGCGTGATCGAGTCCAGAAAGAAGGTCTGGTAACGATCAAGCTGCGTGGCATCGCCAAACTTCTCGATGACGTGGTCGTAGTGCGCCTGCGAGAACGCGCTCTCCGGCGGCAGCGACTTGTCCGGGCCCGCGAGGAACACGAAGAAGTCGCGGCTCTCAGGCCAGGACGCCGGGCGGATGGTGTCGCCCGGCCAGTCGGCCACCGCCAAGTCGCCTGCCTCGATGTCGAGGAACAAGGTGGTGGCGGGGTCGAGGTCTTTGAGCCGGGAGGTTTTGCCGATGCCGGATTTGCCCAGCATCAGCAGCTTCACGCCCTTGCGCTCGGCCATGCGCTCTACGGCGGACACGATGGGGAGCTTTTTCATGCTTCACCCCCATCGGTGCTCAGGGTGAAGGACGGCTTGCCTGAATCCACCGTGCGCGCAGCGGCGAACTGCTGTTGCAATGCCGGAGGCCAGTTGGTGTACCGGGACTCGGAGACAGCGAGCTTGATGTCGAGGTAGCCCTCGACCTTTTCGCCGGAGGCCACGATGCGCTCGGCGATTTCGCTCAACTGTTTCTGGTTCCAGCTGATCTTCTTGGGCAGCTCGAACTTGATGCGCAGCGGGCCGTCGCTGATGTGGGCTGTGCCGAAGTCGCGGCCAGATTCACGCAGCGCGGCGCGGGCCTGCTCGCCGTAGCACTGATCCAGCGCGGCATCGAACTTGGTGCGTGCCTTCTTGAGCCAGTCGATGGCAGCGTCGAGGTTTTTGTCGACCTCGCGCTTCTGCTCGGGCGGCAACGCGGCCAGTTGGCTCACGGACATCTCGGCGATGTCGGCGGGGAAGATGGTCAGATCGCTCATGGCCGTCCTCCTCACTGGTACGCACGAGCGAAGGTCGAGTAGCGCGAAACGCGCCGCTCGAAGGCCTCGACTTCGGCGATGAGGTAGGTGACGCGCGCCCCGAACTTGCAGAAGATGGGGCCGAGCTGTTCCTGCCGCCAGCGGCGCAGGGTTTTGACGGAGAGCCCCCAGCGGGCGGCGAGCTCGTTCTCGTCAAGGGCGATGCGCGTGACACCGCCCGGGATGGGCCGGGTGATATTCCGGCCGGGTTGAATAGATGGGACTTGGTTTTGCATTTGGAGCACTCCTTTCGTTGAAGTGCTCCTATTTCCTCGCATATCAGACTGCGATATTTCGCAGTCTTCTCGCAGAAATCACGCAGAAATTACAACGCCCTGATCC